CGCGCGCAACACCCAGCCGCGATGCGCCTGCTACTCATTCTCATTCTCAGCCGCATTCGCATTCCTCTGCAGACCCCCGGGGTATCTTGCGGCAGGCCGGGGGCCTCGCGACCCCACCTTTATCCGAGGCTGCCTCCCAACGTGCCACCAGTCCTTTTGGTCCCGTACCCCGTACCCCGTACCCCATACGCCTGCTTAACCCCTCCCCTCTATTCAGCTTCCTCAACGGGTCCCCTACTGGCAGGGACTCCCGAAGTAAAATTTGGGCGGATTATTGGAAGGTAATCCGGGCGGATTCTCTTACTGAAGGATCCCCGGTCCCCGCCCTTGACCCCGGCGGCAAGTCATGTTACCCTCCGGGCCTCGAACTAGGAGCTGTCATGGACGCAACGACTGCCTTCGTCGCCTCGCAAGCGCCGCGGGCTGGGTCCGCCCCGCTGCAGGGCACGACTTCGGCCGCAAACGCCGTGGCCCGGGTGAACTACAGCCACGATGCGATGATCGATCTGATCATTGCGAACCCGGCGATCAGCCAGAACGAGCTGGCCAAGCACTTTGGCTACTCGGCGGCCTGGGTCTCCCGCGTGCGGAACTCCGACGCCTTCCTGGCCCGGCTCGCCGAGCGGAAAGGGGACATTGTCGACCCCAGTATCATCGCGACGGTCGAGGAAAAGATCCGCGCGGTGGCCGACCGGGCCTGGGACACCGTCCTTACCAAGCTCGATATGGGCACGGCGACCTTTGACCAGGCCCTCACGGCTGCGGACAAGGCCAGCAAGGCCCTCGGCTACGGCGCCAGGCAGCAGAACGTCAACGTCCAGCAGAACTTCGTCGTCGCCCTGCCGCAAAAGGCCGCGACGGCTGATGCCTGGGCGAGCCGCTATGCCGGCCCAAGCCCGGATCTGGCCGCGCTGAAAGCCGCTGCGGAAACTGTGGAGAGCAAAGATGCCTGAATGGCTGCAAGCCCTCGTCGCCGCGATTCGCGCCCGTCAGGCGGCGCCTGTTTCGCCCCAGCCCGGGGATCCAATGCTGGCGGACGTGCTGAATCCGGCACTTCCACTCAACCGACGCATGGCTTCAGAGGGACAGGTAAGCCCTGCCCTGCCCGACCAGGCCACGCCAGCTGTTCCCGGTGCTGGGGCACCTCGCTTTCAGCGAGCGTTTAGCCCCGAAGAGCGGGCGATGCAGCAGAAGCGGCTCGCAGAGATCCTCGCTCGGCAGCCTCGGTGAACCTCCCCGCCGACGTCCAGGTCGTTTGGCAGCCCCAGCCAGGCCCGCAGACCGCACTTTTGGAGTGTCCGGTCTTCGAGGTCTTTTACGGCGGCGCTCGGGGCGGCGGGAAGACTGAAGCTTCCATCGGCGACTGGCTCCAGCACTCTTCGACCTACGGCGAGCACGCAATCGGCATCTTTGTCCGCCGGAAGCTGAAGCAGCTTGAAGAAGTCATTGCCCGTACGCATCAGATTTTCCCCAAGATCGGCGCGAGCTACAACGTCCAGCAAAAGACCTGGACCATGCCCGGCGGCGGGCGACTGAAATTCGTCTATTTGGAGCGTGACACCGATGCCGAGGAGTACCAAGGCCATAGCTACACAAGGATCTACGTGGAGGAGGTTACCAACTTTCCTTCTCCAGGCCCTATTAATAAGCTGCGCGCTACCCTTCGCTCTGGCGCTGGTGTGCCTTGTGGCATGCGTCTCACCGGAAACCCTGGAGGCCCTGGACACCTTTGGGTAAAGGCGAGGTATATCGACCCGGCGCCGCTGGGGTACAAGATCATCACCGAGTCGGAAGTGCTCGAAATTGAGGGGCAAAAGGTTGAAATCAGCCTTGATCGCGTATTCATCCCGAGCAAGCTTGGCGACAATGCACTTCTGCTCCGAAATGACCCGACTTACGTGCTCCGGCTTCGCCAGTCCGGTTCCGAAGCCTTGGTTCGTGCCTGGCTACTTGGCGATTGGTCTATCATCGACGGTGCCTTCTTCCACGAATGGGACGAGGAAAAGCATGTCGTGCCGGAAGAGTCCGTGCTGCGGATCCTGCACGCAGGGATGACAATTTTCCGGGCGATGGACTGGGGCTCGTACAGGCCGTTCAGCGTCGGCTGGTACGCCTACCTGGACAAGCCTTACGAAGTCGCCGGCCGAGTGTTACCGAAGGACTCGCTGGTCAAGTTCCGCGAGTGGTACGGGGCCAAGGGCCCAAATATCGGCCTGAAAATGGACGCCCCGTTGGTTGCCCAGGGCATCCGCGACCGCGATCAGGTGCTCCGTAAGCTCGGCCTGCGCGTCGATCCAGGTGTTGCCGACCCGGCGATCTTTATCCGCAATGGCGGACCAAGTATCGGCGAAATGATGGCTCTGCACGGGGCTGTTTGGCGCGCAGCAGACAATAAGCGAGTGCCGGGAGCGCAGCAGGTCCGAGCCCGTCTTGCCGGCGCAGAAGGCATCCCGTCGCTCTACATCGCGGACTGCTGCACCGACACCATCCGTACGATCCCGGTGCTGCAGCACGACGAAACTGACCCGGAAGACGTCGACACTGAAGGCGAAGATCACGCCTACGATGAACTGCGTTATGCCTGCATGTCCCGGCCCTTCCATCGCCGGGTCGTTCAGCCGGCAGTTGCGCGCTATCCGAAACTCCCAGGCGAGCGTACAATCAACGAACTTGTCGAACAGCTTCGGCGCAAGCGCCTCATGGCTGAGCAGGACTAATGCGTGAGCATCCGATTCGCTGGTACACTGGCGTGCCTCCTGTGGAGGCTTTTGGTACTGTCGACGGCAAGGGTACGCCGATCGTAATTGACACGACGACGAACACTGGTTACTATTTGGCCCCTGATAACACTGTCAGGCCTTTTGGCGGTGCTAGCAGCTGGGTCCCTGAACCTAAGTTTTTAAGAACCGACAGTGGAGCTACGCTTTCCGCCGACAGACTTACTTGGACGTATAACCCATCCAGCGGCAGCGCCTTTGCCTGTGTGCACAGTCGCAGTGGCGCTGGTAGAAGCGGGCTGAGGTATTTTGAAGTAGCTATTTCCGGTAGTACGGCGATTGGCTATTTTTTAGGTTTTATGGGGCATTCTGCCTTTGATTACTCGATAGCGGGGAAGTATCCAGCAAATCCTTATGGGACGCCTTCGTATCTAGTTACGAATAGCAATAGATTCGGCACTGCTATTGGCAGACTTTTGAATGGCGTGGCTTCCGCGGATATCGACTTCGATTTCACAACAGGTGACACCATAAAGGTCGCTGTGGATTTTGATTCCGGAAAAGTTTGGATGGGAAAGAATGCAACTTGGTTCAAAAACCAAGCCCCTGTAAGCGGGACGGCGCATTTTAACCTGCCCTCAGCTAACTTTGATATTTACGGCTGTGCCTATGGCATTAACCCGGAAAACTTTATAATGAGCTTTAAGTTTTCATCCGGGTCTTGGGCATACAGCGCTCCGGCAGATTTTCTACCGCTTTAATGCACTGAGGTATAGTCATGGACATGACCGCAGCTCTTGCTCCGGAAAGCGAGCCCGCGCGCCGCGAGTACGACCTTTACAAAACCTGGATGGAGGAGCTTTCGCTCGCCGCGAACCGGGAGAAGGCCTATCGCAAGGAGGCCGCTGAGGTCGTCACGCTGTACGAAGGGGACAAAGAGCAGGAAAACCAGTACAACATCCTGTACTCGAACACCGAGACTCTTGCGCCGGCGCTGTACAACTCCACACCTCGGCCGCAGGTCCGTCGCCGGTTCAAAGACAACGATCCGCTGGGTTTCGTGGCGGCGCGCACCGCGCAGCGGCTGCTAGAGTACCAAGTTGACAACGGATCGCTCGACTACCCAACCTTTGACGACCTAATGAAGGTTTCGGTGCTTGGCGCACTGGTTCCTGGCCGCGGTGTCGTGCGATACAGGTACCACGCTGAGTTCGAGGCCGTCAAGAACGAGCAGGAAGCCGAGGCGGCGGAGGCTGCGGGCCTTGCCGACCCGGGCGAAGAATCCGAGCCCAAGGAACACGAGGGTAAGGAAGTCGTCAGCTACGAGACGATCTGCGGTGAGGCTGTCCCCTGGGATCGCTTCCGGCACGGCTACGCACTGCACTGGCGCGACGTCCCCTGGATCAGCTACGAATACGAGATGACCAAGGTTGAGCTGGAGAGGAACTTTGGTCAGATGGGCGTCCTGGTGGAAGTCGGCGACGCCGTTGAGGATGCTGACCACGACCCGCAGAGCGGCAGGCCTCAGAAGGTCAAGGGCGTCAAGACCGCCCAGGTGTTCGAAATCTGGGACAAGGTGACGAAGAAGGTCATCTTCATCAGCCCTGGACTGCCAGACCGAATCTTGAAGGAGGTCGAGGACCCACTGAAGCTTCAGGGCTTCTTCGACTGCCCCGAGCCGCTCCGCTTCACCCAGCGCGTCAAGGGTCTGACCCCAACTCCGTTGTACAAGTACTACAAGGAGCAGGCTCGGGAGCTGAATCGTGTTACTGCGCGAATCCAGAAAATCATTTCCGCACTCAAGGTCCGCGGGATGTACGACTCGCAGGTGCAGGGCATTGAGAAGGCGCTGGAACTCGACGACAACACCCTGATCCCTGCCGACGGGCTTGCTCAGCTCCAAGGCACCGGCCAAGCCGCCTTGGACAAGGCCATCTGGCTCTTCCCGCTCGACAAGCTCGTCGCGGTCCTGCAGCAGCTCTATCTCCAGCGCACGCAGATCAAGCAGGTGATTTTCGAGATCACTGGCATCGCCGACATTATGCGTGGGAGCACGCAGGCAAGCGAAACCCTAGGCGCGCAGGAGCTCAAGAACCAGTGGGCTACCCTGCGGCTGAAGCGCGCGCAGAAGGAAGTTGCCCGTTTCGCTCGGGACAGCCTACGGATCATCGCAGAAATTGCGGTGAACAAGTTCGCAGCCGAGACCGTGTCGAAGATGACCGGGTTGGGCTACCCGACTCTGGAGCAGAAGCAGCAGGCCCAGGCCCAGCTCCAGATGCTCCAGCAGCAAGCTGCGCAGGCCCAGGCCCTCGGCGACCAGTCCGCTATGCCACCGCCGCCTCCGCCTG